ATGAGCTACCCGGCATCCGCGGCGGCTGATGTCCGCAGCACGCTCTACGCTCCCCGCATGTCCCGCTCCGGTCTCGACCCCGACACCGCCCTCGACGTGCGCCTCTCCGCAATCTGCGGCCGGCACCGATACGCCACGGATACCGCGGCCGTCGTCGACGAGCTCCGCCGCGTCGCCGGCGACCGAACCGACATCCTCGCCCGCGTCGCCGGATCGTGGGTCGGCTTCTACGGCGACGACCACACCCGCACGCTCTGCAAGGCGCTCCTCGAGATCCCCAGCGCTGTCGACTGGGTCGGGGACGGGCGTGCGCGACGCGACGCCGGCTCGCACGGTGCGCCGATGGTGCGACCGTAGGCTGGGCTCATGCTGACTGGCCTCATCCGCCCCGTGGAGACCCGCACCATCGACGTCGAAGGCGACTCCCTCGCCGACGTCCACGAGAAGCTCACCGCGCAGATCCCCGCCGGGTGGGAGCTCACGAAAGCGCCCGTCGCCATGCTGGCCGGGTCGACCGCGTTGAAAGCGACGGGGACGTTCGAGCGCCGCGACGGCATCCGCGAGATCGAAGCCGACACCATGCCCCAGCTCGAAGCCAAAGTGCCCGACGGGTGGCGACTGCTCAGCGTGCGGCAGTGAACCGCGACCGCCCGGATCATGGCGTCTTGTCGTGTCCGTCTGATCTCATTCGTGTCCGTCTGGTCTCGTTGGTTCCGTTTGGGTACCGTTGAGATGTGATGACGATCGCTGAGGCGTATGCCGCGGGCCGGGAGGCCGCCGCGGTCGACGTCGAGCGTGAGGCTCGCGCGTACGACGAGCAGTTCCCCACCAGCGCCGCCGCCGGAGTGCTGTACCGTGCGGCTGAGCTGATCAGGGCTCGATCGTCAGAAGAGTCTCCGCACCAATCCACCGCGTGACGAAATCCCGTCCCGGAGCCGTGAGCGTATAGACCACCCACCCGCCGCGGGCCTTCATCGTTCCGTCCGGTCGACGCGCGACTATTCCGGGTTGCGGCGGCCTAACCGCAGCAACGAGCCCATCACGGACCAGGTTTCGGAGGCTCAGGGTGACGAACTCGCCTTCGTCGATCTCGACCGACGAGTCCAGGCCGACGTCCGTGAAATGCTCCAGCAATCGCCGCTCCACATCTGAGTAGCGGCCGTTCAGGACTGCGAGGTTCGTCTTGTACGCCCGCATCGACTGGTGTGCGATCTGACCACTGTCGAATCGGAAGTGATCGTTATTGCACAGCACGATCATGTTCTCGAATCGGTGCTCTTGCACCTTCGACCATGGGGTGATGTGCGCGAACTGCAGCGGCCCCGGGACCCGACAGGTGGGGATCGCGCAGCGATGACCTGATTCTTCGAGCAGCTCGCGTTGAAGTGCTGTGGGGATTGCTGGTCGACCTTCAGGCATGGTCATCAACGTATCGCCGAGCAGAGCGCTCCGGCAAAGACGAAAGCCCCCGGCCTCTCCGAAGAGAAGCCGGGGGGCTGGTTGGTCGACCGGTACCGTGTGAACATGAGGCGATCGGAACGTGCAAGGGCTCTGGTCGCACGGGCTCGAAAACAGCTCACGTTACTACGCGAGCAGCTGGATGCCTGGGATGCCGACTTGGGCATCGAGTCCTCACTCATTCCTAGCGCTTTCGGCGCGCGATCCCGCTGGACGATCAGCGAAGTCAGGCCACCCAATCCAGAGTTCGAGTTCGATCTGTTCGATGCACTGGGCAACTTCGCGAAGGCGCTTGATCGCACGGTCGCTCTATTCGCCGAAGCCCGCGGAGTTCCGCCCGAGCGCTGGCATGGAAGCTTTCCAATTGCCGTCACGGAGGAGAGCTACCTTCCCCGTCCCCCCAAAACGAAAGCACTGAGGCAGCACGCCCTCGGCGATATCGATCCCGACGCCGGAGCGATCATCGATGCCGCCCAACCCTATCTCGTCACTGATCCGCACGATGCACCGCTGGCGCTCGTGGCGCGGTGGTCCCGATACGACAAACATCGACTTGGCCATCCGGCGGTGTCAGTGGCGCGTGGAATGGGGGTGGCTGTGATCAATCACAGCACCGCAACGGTCGAGTTGTACGACCTGTGGAGGGCGCTCAATCTGCGGGGCCAACGGCCGCTGCTCGCCCCGGGGACAGACCTGTTCTCCCTCTTCCCGGCCGCCGCGATCGAACCATTTCGCCACCTACTGGTCGACGGACCCGCCGCGCACAACTGCACGCTCCACCTGATGGCGAGAGTGGCAGTAGCTTTCGGAGAAGAACGAGACACCTTCTTCGATGTCGTCGAGTCGCTGGATGACATCGAAGAGAGGGTTCTCGAGCCGCTCTGGTCGAGGCTCGATCAGCTCTGAGGCGATGCGCGCATCATGCGGGCGTCGTCGGTGTGGTGTCGCCGTAGTAGCGGCCGCCGGCGGTCTTCACCTCGCGGGTGTACTTCCCGAACCAGGCCGCGTGCGCCTGCGCGTAGGTGCGTCCCGAGATCGTCAGATCTTCCACGATGTAGTCGTAGAAGACCGCCGCCGGCGTGCTGTTCGCGTCGCTGGCGTGCGGCGACAGAGCGAACGGTCGGAACGTCGCGGGGATCGACGTCGCCGCCGGCGCCGCGAACGCTGCGTCGATGAAGAACGGGGCGAGGGTCGGGCTCTGGACGTTCTCGGCCATGACTCCGAGGCGACGCGAGTCCACCGGGTACGCCAGCTCTCCCGTCGAGCCCTGTCGGGCGAAGAACTGGGCGAGCGAGTTCGACGCACCCATCGCGCTCAGGCTGTACCCCGAACCCACCAGTGCGCCGAGCGCGCGCGTCCATCGCCCCCAGAACGCGACGTACAGCGAGTCCGCTTTGTGACCGTCGATCCACGTCGCGAGAAGCCCCTCTCCGGCCGGACGGTCGCTCGTCGAGTACGACAGAGCGAGACCGCCCGGGCTCGTCTTTGCGGGGATGAGGTGCAGGCCGCCCTTCGCGGAGCGCTCGACCGTGCCGGAGTTGGCTCCCATCGCTATCAGCCGCGACTTGTACGCGACATCATCTGTGGAGACGATGCCGGTCGCTGCGCGCGCCTGGTTGATCGCGATGTTCGGAAGGTACGAGCCGATCGCGACGCCCGATGCGGGATTGTAGGGATGGCCCGGTTCGATGAACACGAGCGTGCCAGCAGCGGGCATCGCCTGATCGATCGAGGGAAGCACGGGCGCGGACGGGTCGATGGTGATGCCGGGGATGATGAGCTTCTTGCCCATGGTCAGGCTCCTTCGGTGATGATCTGGGCGAGCTTGCCCGCCAGCCACGGGGCGAACTGTGCGTGCCCCTCGGGGTCTTTCGGGTGGACGTGATCGGCCATGTTCTCCGGCGCGACCGATCCGAGGAACGAGATGAAATGCACCTTGTTCGTGCGCATCGCGGACGTGTCGAACGTGGCGATCTGCCGAGCTGCGACGTCACGCATGCGCGCGTCGAAGTCGACCTTGTTGACCGTCTGCCCGCCACCCCAGTTCGTATCCGGTCCGCCGACCGGTGCCGCGATGATGATGATCGGGACGTTCGCGTTCCACGCGCGAATCGACGCGATCATCGTCTGCACCCGGGACACCCACGTGGCCCAGGCGGCATCCGTGAGGCTGCCGAACCAGTCGTTGGTCGAGAGCATCACACTGATCGCCGTCGGTGCGCCGTCCGCGAAGGCGGCAGCGTAGCGCTGCATGTACTTCGAGAACGAGAACTCGAGCGTCGGCGTCGCGATCGTCACCCACGATCCCGAGGTGTACTGGAGCCACTGGCTGCCGGCCGCCTTGGTCGGATCGACCACCACGTCACCTTCTGCGGGCGTCGTGGGGTAGCCGTTCGCGTCGAACTGCAGCGGACCAGAGTCGGTCCACCCCCGCGCCATCCGCTGGAACCCATCGAAGTCGTAACCGTTGGCCGGCAGCGACGCCATCGAGACGTAGCCGACCTTCCGCCAGAACTCGGTGTTGCCCCAGAACTTCGCCCCGTCGGCCACGCTCGTCGGGAACAGGAACGGGCTGTCACCCGCGGCCGCGCTTCCGATCGAAGTGAAGTAGTTGTTCAGCGACCACCCACCGCGACCCTCACCGCGCGTCGCACCGGCATCGTAGGTGCGGGTGCCGCGCGTGACGGCACCGACCATGCCCGCGGCGACCGAGTTGTACTTGTTGGGTCGGGTGATCGAATCGCCGATCGCCAGCAGACGTGTCGTCGGCGAGGACGCGATCGGCGCGTACACAGTCACCGGCACCGTGACGGTCAGGACCGTCGCGCCGGCACGGTCCAGGACCGTGAGCGTCAGGTTCCATGCGCCGGCCGCGGTGGGCGTGTACTGCCAGTACGTGCCGAAGTTCCCGGAGTTGCTCGCCGGTCCTGTCATGCGCAGCCGGTAGTCGCCAGCGAGAGCGCCGATGATGTCGGCGTAGTTCAGCCGGTACGTGCGGCCCTGCAGCAGCCGCAGAGCGCTCGGGAGTACCGCACGGATCGGATCAGCCGGCGTGGGAACGATCAGTCGTGCCGACAGAAGATCGATCACACGCTGGGTGAAGTGCCCATCGGTGCCGACCTCAAGGTCGGTGACGCGGTCGTTCTCGTCGACGACCACGAAGGCGACGCCCGTGATGTCGTGGTTTTGAGAGACCAGACCGAGGGTGGTGCTCACCGCCTCCCCGACAGGACCCGACACTGCGGCGGTGATCTTCTGCGCCGCGTGGGCGGTCGGACCGCCATCGGGGCCGAACTCCAACCAGGACCGGCGGTCGTTCTCGTCGACGACGGTGAACAGCACCGTCTCTTCCGAGGCGGGCATCACGGCGGCGACATCGCGCCCCGCCATCGCACCGACTACCGCAGCGTCGGCAGCGGCGACGATCGCGGGCTGGGCCGCCAAGACCGAAGGGGCCACGGCTGCGACACCATCCTCGATGCGCTGGTCGACCTTCCCTCCGAACGCGGTCCCCGGGGTGTCGAGAACGTTCGACATGATGCCGTCGTTCGTCGCGACGACCTCGGCGACGGCGGAAGCCTTCTGCGTCGCGAGCGTCGCCGCATCCGCAGCGGCAGCGGCCGACGTCGATGCCTCACCGGCCTTCGTCGTCGCGGTACCCGCGGCGGCGATCGCGGCGGACACCGTCGCCGAGTCCAGGCCCGCATTGGTGATCTGCTCCGCGACGAGCCCGTCGAGGGAGACGAGCTCGGTGACGAACCCGCCGGACTTCAGCTTCACGCGTGGGAGATCCCCGGCGACCTTGAATGCCGGGAGGGTGCCGTTGCTGTTGGAGCGGAGCGGGTTGATCGCGACGCCCGTGTTCGGGTCGGTGACGGCGAGCGGGGTCGAGAAGGACGTGTCGTCCGGCGCGTGCACCGTGAACGTCGCCCCGCCGATCAGCTCTCCGTTGGCGGGGTTGACTGCGATCGGGGAGGCGGAGGTGTAGATCGGGTCAGCCACGCCCCTCCTCCGGCTTCTGCTCGGCCGTTCCGCTGGCGATCGCGCGACGGTACTCGGCGCGGGTCATCCGCTCGGTCGCGCCGTCGGCGTTCACGACGGGGATGGTGCCGACGTTCTGCGCCGCGGTCGCGACGCCCGTCGGCTTCCACAGGCCGTAGTAGCCGGCGACGGACACCACGAATGCGGGCAGTGCGGCGACGAGCGCGACGCCGAGGTCGAAGGTGCCGGCATCCTGCAGGGAGCGGGCGAGCTCGAACAGCACCGAACTCACGAGCGTCAGACCGGCGAGCAGCCACGCCTTCCGCGCGCCGGACGTGACGCGAGTCGTGACGAGGCCGACGAGGACGGGCAGGACGAACGCGATCACGAACTGGACGACCGTCAGCGGGTCGAGGGTGAACGCAAACGCCACCGACGTCGCCACGACGGGCCCGGCGGCGTACGCGGGCGCGCCGATCAGCATGGCGGCTGCGAAAGCGATCAGGACGCCAGCGAGGGCGCGGAACAGGGTCTTCATGGCTTCTCCTTGTCAGGGCGGGAGGGGTAAGTGGGCAGGTCGTCGGGATCGATGCAGGGGGCGTCGATCATCTGCCGACGGTGGACACGGAGAGACTCTTCGAGCACATCGGCCCACCGGTCGAGCCAGTTCGCTTCGGCGCGCGCCTTGTCGCGTTCCGCGATCGCAGTGTCGACTTCGGCGCGTCGCTTCTGCAGGTGCCCAGCGTGTGCGTCGCGCGCCCAGTCGAGGAGCTTCATCAGCACACCGCCGACGACGCCGGACGAGAGGATGAGGGTGATGAGTTGCGTCTGCTCCATGCGTCACCCCGCTCGCGGTTCGAAGGAGTACTTCCGGATCATCAACCACCGGACGTACCCGAGACCCGCGGCGAGGAGGATCATCCCGAGCTGTGTGAGGCGTGACCCGGAGGATTGGAAGTGGAGCGCGAGGACGACGAGGCCGTAGATCGCGAGGCCGAGCCAGACGAGCACGATCGACAGCCGTTCGGCGAACCACCAGCCGGGGAACACGGTCAGCAGACCCCCGAAGCCGCCCAGCAGGAAGAACACCGACCACATGACCGTCAGCGGCTGGCCGAGCTCCCCCGCGATGGACGTCGGCGGAAGCAGCAGCGTCGCCACGCCGGTGAGGATCGTGATCACGTACAGCACCGCGTAGGTGGCCTTCATGTGTCGGGGCTCGGTGATGCGCCCCCACAGTTGACGGATCACGTCGACACCATCCAGACGATCAGGCCGACGAGGACCGCGAGCTCCGCGACGAGCAGACTCATCGGCAGCAGGATGCCGCGGTAGGGGCCGCGCCGAGCGTGGCGCGGCCCCTGGACGTAGCGAGTCATCGGACCGATGCGGGGTGGTTCCGGGTGCCGACCCACACCTGGTCGCCGTCGCGGCAGACGACCTTCACGGGACCGGTGCCCGGGTTCTCCACGACCTTCAGCGTCTGGCCGGCGTCGAGGTACTGCGATGTGTCGACGTTGCCCGCGAGCGCGTTCTCGTACTTCCAGTAGTAGTACTCGATGTCGTCGCTCGGGGTGTCGTGCCACTGCGCTGCAGGCTGGGGCGCCGGGTTCGGAGAGGATCCGTCGCTGTTGGTCGACCCGCCGATGATGTCCTCCAGCCAGTACTGGAAGGACACTCGCTTGCCGCTGGCACGCAGGATGATGTAGGCGTGCACGTGCGGTCCGGTGGTCGCGGAGCCCGTGTTGCCCGACTTCGCGACGACCTGACGCCATGCGACATCGCCCTCGGCGGGCTTCTCAGCGAGGTGCTGTGCGCAGAAGATCTCGTCCTTGCCGTAGATCCGGATGCCCCACCCGCCCTCGTCCGTCCAGTACGCCTCGGCGCGGCCCGCGAACGGCGCGTGCACGGGCGATCCCCACGGCACGCCGTAGTCGGTGGCGGGGCCGACGCCGCGCTGTGCGTGGCATCCGGCATTGCAGGTGACTTCGTACTCCCAGAACTTCATGATGTGCCTCCTCAGGCGTGGAACGATGAAGCCCTCACCGGATGGCGAGGGCTTGGGGTGGAGCGGCAGGAGCCGCTAGATCGTGCTGACGTAGACGCCGTTCTTCGGCGCCTTCACCTGAGCGGCGACGAACGCGCCGGCCTTCGGCGCCTGAACCTGCGAGGCCGGCACGTAGACACCCGCCTTCGGTACGCGGGCGGCGGCGAGGGTCTGCGCTGCCCGGACGCCCGAGCGAGTCGAGTAGCCGACGCTGTTATGGGCGTACACCGCCCACGAGTACTGCGTCCCGGGAGTGAGGCCAGTGACCGTGCGGGAGGTCGCGTCGCCGGCGTTCGGGTAGTCGACGTAGGGTCCGGTGCCGTCCGCCGTGGAGTAGCGGCGGAGCAGCATCTGATCGATCGCCGCACCGTTGTTCGGCGGGATCGACCAGCTCAGCGTCATGCTCGTCACACCGATACCCGACACGGTCGGCGTCGCCGGCGCTGAGGGCACCGTCGCAGGGTTCGTGATCGTCACCCACTCGGCTGCGTACGCCTGCCCCAGGCCGGAGTCCATGTTGACCCACGACTCGACGAGGAACGTGCCGTAACCGACGTTGCGGCCGCGCGTGGCGATGCCGATCGTCTTCGGTGTGCCGCCGGTGAAGTCGTACGTCCAGTAGCCGTCCTGATCCGCGCCGGAGATACGGATCCGCCACCACTGCGCGTCGCCCGTCCAGTAGCCGCCGCCCGCAGTCTTGGTGACCGAGATCGACGCATTGATCGTCGTCCCACTGACGCCGGTGCTGAGGTCGAGGCGATACCGGGAATCCCCGGAGAACAGGCCGGATGCCATCAGTTGCCTCCGATCAGGCGGGGATCTGCAGCCAGGGCACGTCGGCCGGCGACGGTGCCGTGGTGGAGGTGATGACGGAGTCCGTCACCCACGTCGGCACACCGGCGCTGTTCACCGTCAGCACGTAGGTGCGGTCGGTGATGTAGATCCGGGTGCCGATGCGGGTCAGGAAGTCGCGCACCATCCGCGACTTCGCGAAGCACCCGCCGTCGCCGTGCCACACGCGGAGGTCGATGAACTCCTGCGCAGCGGCCTGGCCCGCAGAGAACCGAATGAGCCAAAGCGGCTGATCATCCTGTACCCCTGGGTTCGAAACACGCGCGGCTGGTAGTGCGAAGCTCGCTGTTCCCTGTAGGAGTACGGGCGTGGTGGTCTTCGCACTCCAATCGCGCCGAAGCGCCACCAGGTCCCATCGATCACCGGCCGTGACCGGAGCGCCAATCAGCGGGACGGGCGCATCGGAGGTGTCGAAGATTCCCTGGCCTGCCGCAGATCCCGCTTGCAGTGAGACGACCCGGTCACCGACGCCAACGGAAGCGGCGAACGAGTCGGCACTGAAGACCGAGTACTGCGCGCCGGCGTGCTGCAGCAATACACCGAGCTCGGCGTAGGTGAGCGCCCGCTCGTAACCCTTCGATGTGATCGCCATCAGCGCCTCTTCTCGTCTCGTGCGCCGCGCGCGAGCGCAGCGATCTGGTTCCCGATCTGGACGTCGGGATCGTCATCGGCGGTGCCGAGCTTCGGCGTCACCACGACGCCGTCCGGGGTGTCATCGATCACGACCTGCGTGATCGGTTCCTCCTGATCGAGCGGACCGACCTTGACGCGCACGCGATCGCCGACGAGGAAGTGGGTGCCGAGGCGGAACCTGTCGGACTCGACGAGATCCATCGAGACGCCAGCCGTCGCCCGTCCCTCAGCGAGAGCCTCGTCAGCATCCGGCTCCAGGGACCCGCCGACCTCGGCGTTCCGAGCGTCGACGAACGTCTCGATGATGTCGCCCCAGTCGGACTCCGTCGCGGCGTTGATCTTGCGGTAGAACTCCCGGTCGACGCCCTCACCACGGCCGCCCACGATGACCCGTGTCGACGTTGGGGCTTCCTTCGTCCACGAGTACGCCTCGAGGTTGCCGGTGAGGTCGGAGAGCAGCCCGGCCACCAGCTGCGACGCGCGCACATCGACCGTGACGGCCAGGCCGTCGTGCGCGAGCTCCAGGATCAGACCTGCTGCGTCGAGCACGGGCATGAGCTTGTCGCCGAGCGGGTGGAATCGCAGCTCAGCCTTCGACGTCTGCCCGCGGCCTAGCGAGGGCGTCACCGTCCACGGCACGCCGAGGCGCGCCACGTTCGCGGCGATCGCAGCCTTCACGACGGTCTCGGCGGGTCCGCTGTATCGGGCGTACTCGTCGGTCTGCGCGTTGAGCGCCGCGGATGGCTTCGGCCAACCAAGCCACGCCCACAGCTTCCGGACGTCGTCCTCGACACGGATGACGGTGTCACCGTCGGGACCGTGCCCTGGCGTCGACGACACTCGCCCTCGAAGCCACTCGCGGCCACGGAACCGCATCGCGCACCGCGCACCCTTCGCCGTAGCCGCATCGAGCGCAACGTGATCGCTGTCGAGCGTCAGCTCACTGAAGCTGATCCCGTTGCGCAGCAGAGTCGTCGACGAGGACTTCGGCACCACCAGACGCTCGAACGTGCCCGCCTTGTCGTAGACGATGAACGAGACACCGTCCACACGATCACCTCCGAGCGCTCAGAACGCGGTGTAGTAAAGCGGCACCATCGACGCCTGCACTGTCGCGGATGCCGCCGGCCCGATGACGGTAAGCGGCACGTCGACACCGGACGGGAGCGGCGCCCACTCCACGAGCCCCAGCTGCGCGGTGACGTCGACGCCGTTGAGCAGCGCGGCGACATTGCGGGGATCGGTGTCGATGACGAGGACGTCGTCCGCGGCCATCGGGATGTTGATCTGCGCAGTGACGCCGCCGAGGCCGAGAATCACGTCCCCGGCGTCGACAGGCTCTCGTGCACGCACCGTCCACGTCAGGTACGCCTCGACGTGCCCCGGATTCTGAATCGTCGCGGCCGAGAATGATGCCGCCGGCGACGGGTGATAGTCCGGGTCTCCGAGGTCGGCCGGAATGAAGTCGACCGGCTCCTCACCGCCGAACTCCGGAGTCGTAACCGGGTCGCCCATCCAGAACGGGTTCTCCGGCTCGAGCGACACAGGAATGATCGCCCACCCCTTGCGCAGCGGGTCGCGCGTGAAGCTGTACTCCTCGTCGAACACGCCCGTCAGCTGAAGCCGACGGGTGGTCAATCCGGCAGTCACCTCCCACGTGCCCGGGCGGTCCGGGGTGATCGTCGCGAAGAACGCATCGTAGATGCGCCGCCACTCGTCGCTCCCGTCGCCGTACACGTACAGCGGCCAGAACACGTCCCGCGATTCAGCTCGGAAGCCTCGGAGTCGGAAGCCGGGAACACTCCGCGACACCGACTTCGACTTCGAGATCTTCGGGAAGTGCAGACCCTTCACGCCCTCACGGACCAGCTGGAGGCCGGCACGCCAGTCGTTGAGGTCCCAACGAGACCCGTCGGGGCCGATCCACACCATCCGGACCGTCCCCCACTGCGAGGGCTCCGCCGGCGGACTCACCGGTGGGGTGGCGAGCACGAGAGGCATCCGTCACCCCACCTTCCGAGTCGCGCCGGTCGCGTAGTTCGCCGCACGCTTCTTCTTCTCGATGCGATCGACGAGCTCGTCGACGTCCTGCGTGTGCACGTCGCCGTAGAAGGCGACCCCGGGCGCTGCCGGAGCGGCAGCAGTGGTCGCCGCCGTCGACGTCGCGTCCACGCTCGTCCGCGTCGACACCACGGCCAGAGCGTCCTGCGCCCGCGACGAGACCGCCGCCGCAGCCGCGGTCAGCGCGTCCGCGTACGCCGGCGCGCCGTCCTTCGCTCCCTCCGCGAACTGGTGCATCGTCGCGAGACCCGACGTGCGCAGCTGACGCCAGCCGGACGGACCCAGCGGTCCCTTCTTCGCCGGCGAGTGCGGGAAGAAGTCAAGGATGCCGCCGAGCACGGAGCCGATCGCATCACCGACGGAGCCGACCATCGAGAAGAATCCGTCGATGATGCCCTGAATGATCTGCGCCCCCAGGCCGAGCCAGTCGACGTTCGCGAGGCCGTTCCAGATCGCCTCAACGATCTGCGGGAGCATCTCGATGATCTGCGGGATCGCCTTGAGGAGACCCGTGATCAGCGCGACGACGAGCGTGATACCCGCCTCGATCAGCTGCGGGAGCATCGTCAGCAACCCCGCCAGCAGCTGCAGGACCAGCTCGATCGCTGCCGTGATCAGTTGCGGGAGCGCACCAATCAACCCGGTCACGAGGGACAGCAGCAGTTGGATACCCGCGTCGATGATCAACGGCAGGTTGGTGATGATCGCTTGCAGCAACCCCATCACGAGATCGAGCGCCGCCTGCAGCAGCATCGGGAGTGCCTGCACGATACCCATGACGACCGCCATGAGCAGCTGCACGCCGCCCTCGATGATCACGGGCAGTGCACTCACGATCGCGGTAAGCAGCCCAGTCACGAGCTGCACCGCGGCGGTCACCAGCAGCGGGAGCGCCGTGATGATGCCTTGGATGAGCGCCATCACGAGCTTGATCGCCCCGGCGATGATCATCGGCAGGTTGGTGATCAGGGCCTGCACCAGACCGGTGATGAGCGCGAGCGCCCCGTCGACGAGCAACGGGATCGCCGTGACGATCCCAGCGACAAGGCTGTTCACGATCTGCACAGCTGCGCCGAGCAGCGCCGGCACCTGGGACAGGATCGACGTCACGATGTCGGGGATGACCGTCGCGACGGCACTGATCACGCCCGGGAGGGCCGCGACCACCTGGCCGACGATGCCCGTGATGCTGGACACCAGCCCTGAGACGTCCCCGCCGGAGAGTGCGAAGCCTGCGAGTGCGGCTGCCGCGACGCCGAGTGGGCCGCCCAGCAGCCCGAGCGCGCCGGTGAGGCCGGGGATGGCTGCGGACAGGAGAGGGATCCGTGCGAGCACGCCTGCCAGGCCGCCGGCGCCGAGCGCGGCGAATCCGGCCCCGAGGGTCGCCAGCAGCGGGGCCATCCCGCTCATCCCGGAGGCAAGCCCGTCTAGCGAGCTCGCTGCGGCGGTAGCGAAGGGCACGAGGACCGCAGTGACCCGATCGACCAGCCCTGCGAGCGTTGTGAAGAACGCGACGATCTGAGGGGCGAATGGGGTGATGAGATTCGCGAGCCCGCGGGTGACCGCTGTCCGCAGGTTGGTGACGGAGGTTGCGATACCAGCGGTTGCGGTCTTCGCCTGGTCAGCGAACGACGCGTAGCCCGGCAAGCCAGTGCGGTTCAGATCGAGGACTGCACGGTTGAAGTCCGAGAACGAGAGGGTCCCGTCCTGCATCGCGTTGTACAGGTCCATGGTGCTCGCCCCGGCGCCGAGGAGCGAGATCGCGAGCTGGTTCATCTGCCCGGGCATCGCGTTGACCATCGACTTCCACGCCTGCATGTCGACCTTGCCGTTCGACAGCATCTGCGTGTACTGCTCCATAGCGTTCGACTGGAGCTCGGTCGATTTCCCGCCTGCGAGAAGCGCGTTGTTGAGGGCGAGAGACAGATCGGTGGCCTCGCTGAGCCCACCCGTGAGAGGAGCCAGTTTGGTGACCATCCCGGTCATCGCGTCGAGCGACGTCGGCAGTCCAATGAGGCTCGACGACATCCTCGAGAGCTGAGTGGATGCATCAGCGGCCGAGTAGCCGAGGTTCTGCATCATCCGCGGGAAGTTCGAGAGCGTGTCCACTCGCGAGATCGCGGGACCGATGGAGGACGCGATCGCGATGGCAATCGCTCCCGTGGCAGCGGTCACCGTGGCCGTTGCGGCGTTACGGATGCCAGACCCGAGTGCATTCGCGACAGCCGATGCGGCGTTGCCCGCTGCGCTCACGACAGACTGGAATCCGCTCTGAGCTGTCCGCCCGAGGCTGGCAAGGCTTGTCGAGAAACGCGTTGTCGACACGGTGCCAGCGTTCTGCGCCGCCGCGAGAGTGCCCTGAGCCGCCTTAAGCCGCGTAGTGGCCGCCGCGACGGCTTCAGTGGTCGTCGCGTGCGTGCGGCGCACCGATGCGAGACGCTCCTCGGCCGCCACCGCCTGCGACGACGATGCGCCCGACTTGGCGACCGCCTCGGCTAGACGCGTCTCCGCGACTCGGACACGTCCAGCGTCGTCTTGCTGCTTCAGCCGTACGCGAGCGAGCGCTGACGACGCGGACGCGACCTCGCTCGTGAGCCGCTTCATCGAGCCGGCACCGAGGTTTCCGGCGGACGAATCCAGCGCGGACTTCAGGTCCTTGCCGAGCGCTCGGCCGCTGCGGGCGCCGACACCCTTGAAGCCCCCCTCGAACGACTTCGCACCGGCCGCACCGGCATCCTTCGTGTCCTTCGTGACCTTCGACTTGAACCCGGTCATCACCGGGAAGATCGCGACGTGCCCGGAGGCGACCTGAGAGGACACGGGCACCCCCTTGAGGTCAGGTGAACACGAGACCCGAATCGATCTCCGCGAGCGCGGTTGCGACCTCTTCGGGGGTGGCTTGGTCGCCGCGGAGCACGAGCACCCATGGCATGACGTCGCGTGACTGCTTCCCCAACTGTGCGGAGAGCGTCAGGAGCGCCGGAACGGTGGCGGGGTAGGACCATCCCGCCAGTTCGGCGCCTAAGGCTGTTGACGGGTCTCCTGCGGCTTCCTGGAGGAGGATCCGTACCTCACCCCACGTGACAGCGTCGCCCAGATCGGAGAGGCCCACGGAGAACGTCTCACGCAGAGTGCGTGCGACGGATCCGCGGTGCTCTCCGATGAACTGGGCGACGCTCAGGATTCCGGGAGTGTGGCCGATGCGATGCGCTGGAAGACGTCGAAGAACTTCTGCGCCATCGCGATCGTCTCCGTCAGGTTGTGACGGGTGAAGTCGGCGAGCGACTCCTTGCCACCCATACGCTCGAGCAGCGCCTTGACCTGGTCGACCGGGTCGGGTGTCGCTGCGGCGAGCGTGTCGATGTCGTCGAGGCTGAGGTGCAGCGGGAGCTTCACGATCGCGCCGTCTTCGAAACGGCCGATGAAGTTCTTCTCGACGATGATGTGCTGGATCTTCGGGACGAGAGCGGCGATCGCCTTCTCCTCGTCTTCCTCGGTCCAGTTGTCGAAGTCGTACTCGGGTGTGGTGGTGGATGCCATGATGGCGTTCTCCTTCTCGGGTTGTCGGGTTCGGGTGTGAGACTGGCCGGGGCGACCCGATAGCACCCCGGCCAGTCGTCGGTTACGAGACCGTCACATCGGGCGAGGTGCCACCCGTGAGCGAGCTCGAAGCGGTCAGCGTCGCCGCCGACGGGAACGTGACCGTCTTGGTCGTCGTCCCCGTGACCGTCACGCCGGAAAGGCCGGTGACGCCGGAGAGCGCGTTGATCGCGGTGGCGATGTCCGCCGCGGCCGCGTTGTACGCGATCGGTGCGGTCGCGTACCCGTTCACGATCAGCGTGAACGTGCCACCCGTCGGGGAACCGGTGACAGCGACGGACCAGCCCGTCTTCGCCGCCGACGCGCCGGGGATCGCGGGACCCCACTGCCAGAAGGGTGCGTTGTTGAACAGCGGATCCTCCGCCCACATGAACGTCACTGCCACGCCCGGCGTCTCACCGCGGGTCTGCTGGCCGGGTTCGATCGCCGTGATCGTCGCGACACCCTCACGGCGACGCGCACGGCCGCCGCGGTAACGGATCTCCTCGAAGAGGATGAACCGGTTGCCGGGGATACCCGACGCGACCTCGATGACACCGTTCGCGTCGGGGGTCTTCCCCTCGGTCAGCGCCATCACCGCCGCGTTATCCTCCGCGAGGGTGACCTTCACCGAACGGGTGCCCTCGCCGGGGATCGAGTACCCCTTCTGCCAGAACTCGATCGCGTCGCCCGAGTCGCGGGTCTCCGCCGGCGCACCGTCCTGCTTGACCAGGCCGAGCTTCTTCATGCCGGAGGGCATGACGAGCGGGTTCGCACCGAGGGCGCTCTTCGCGATCACGTTCCCCGCGTCGAGCGGTGCGTACGCGACGATGCCAGTGACGGGGACGCTGACGGCGTCGAGATCGTTCCCCATGCTGTCTGCGGTCATAGTGGTCTCCTTCGTATGAGAGGAACCCGGCACAGTTGCCAGGTCCAGGGGTGAACGGGCACGTCGACCGCCGACGGGACCGCAGGGGTATCGGGTTACCGGCTCACCAGGAGCCGGAGACTGTGTACTGAGCCGTCATGTACCGGCGGGCGACATCGAGCGACTCAGCGACCGCGTACGGTCCGTTACAACCGCCCCACTCGACCGATGCAATCGGGCTGCCGGTGACGAGCGGGAGCGCATCGTCGAAGAGGACCCCGGCGAGCCAGAGAGCCAGGTCGTCGATCGGCTTCGGAGCCGCTTTCGACCCACCGATCACCGACGCACCGATCGAACGGTCGAACGTCGTCCAATCCAGACGGGAACCGGAGTCGTCGCGGATGACGATGAGCGGCTTGCTGAGCGGCAAACTCAGCGGGGTGGGCTCCTGGGATGCGACGGTCACGTTCTGCCCGTCAGCAGCCGCACGCGACCGCACGTACCCGGTTAGCCACAAGGTCAGGTTCGGTGGCATCACGATCATGATTGCTTCGCCGCCTTCAACGCCCGGGCGAGGTTCCCGGTCTTGCTCTCGATGAGCAGCGTCTTCGGGTCGGTGCCGATGACCTCCGTGACGCGGCGGTACTTCGACTCGCGATGCTGAATCTCGATGCCGTCGCGGTAGTCACCGGAGTCGACGGGTGCGTTCGCTTTCGCGATCTGCTGCGTCCGCGTGCCGACACCGTCGACGAGTGCTTCCACTTCCGGGGAGCGGAGAACGGTCGCGAAGAAGTTCTCGTTGAACTCGATGTTCGTGTCGCCGCTGCGAGCCATGCGACACCGCCTCTCAGCCGACGTAACGCGTCAGCGGGATCTCCCGCGGCGGCGTGAACCGAGTGAAGGGGTTCGTATCCGCGGCCGGCGGGATGCCATCGATCTGGTACGTCGCACCCACGAACACCGTCCCCGCAGGGATCGATGTCGCCGATTCGGGCAGCGGCGGGGTGAAGGTGCCGTCGAAGATCCGGTCACCCTTCTGCACGTCGAGAGCTCCGTCGCAGAACAGCGACTTCGACTCTGACGCCTGATCACGCGTCGCCGTCGCCAGCAGCGCCGTGGATGTCTGCGCGATGAAGGACTTCGGGAGCGCGAGGAGGATGGGGTGCTCCCAGTCCGCCGGCACCTGCTCCCCCGAGTACGGGTCATCCGTGAGACCAGCACGCAACCGCCACACGGTCCGCCCGTGCGGGAAACGCATCCGGTGCATCAGCAGCCCCGGTCCGGCCACAGGCGGCTGATGGGGCGCTCCAACGGGAACGAACCCACCGGGAGCCCAGACGCCACCGTAGAGCCGCACAGCGACCGCAGAGCGCGCGTACGCGACCCATCGAACGCGGACACCACATCCGCATAGTCGACACCCGCCGAGCCGATACGCTCCGACTTCACCATGCGCGAACCGCGGTCCTCGACATCCGCGTAGATCCGCTTCAGGATCGACACCGCCGTCTTCCACTCCTCCGACGTTTCGTCGAGGGTGAAGATGCAGGGGGCGATGGAACGAGCCTCCGCCAGCACCTCACGGGCGAGATCCTCGTCCGTGCCGATGACATCCGGTGTGATGGCCAACCCCACCGCCCCCTCTCAGATCAGGCCGACGCCGCAGCGGCGAACGCTGCGAGCTTCTCGGCCTTGTTCTTCGCGGTCTTGATGTCGATGCCGTGCGCGTCCGCGTACGCGTCCAGCTCCTTGTTCGACCACGCGTCGGTCGGGTCGCCCGCGGGGAGTTCGACCGATTCCTCGATCTCCTCCTGGTTGACCTCCGGCGGCGCCGGGTTGAAACGGTCGAACCGCTCCAGGTCGTCCTTGTGGACGTCGACCTCGTCGCCGAGGAACCCGAACGCGCCCTCACGGCCATCGGCCGACCGGTAGGTCGCGATGCCCGCCCGGATCGTCCGCTTCGCCATCAGCCAGCCAGACCCGTCACCTTGAACACCGAGTACGGGTTCGTGACGTACTGAACGAAGCGCGCGTCGGTCTGGACCCACGTGCGCTGGCGCTCCGGCTCACGCCACGTCTCGGTCGACAGGGGCTTCTCGAACCGCTGCTCACCGGGCTGACCCGCCTCGAGCGCGTACGCCGTACCCGCGGCGACACGGTTCGACGGCTGGAAGGCGAGACCGTAGGACGCGGCGACGGCCTCGAAGTCGGAGCCGTACACGAGCCGCAGCTGCGCGTACTGCGCCGGGTTCAGCACCCACGTGTTGATCTCGACGCCCAGCTCCTGCTGATCCGCGAGCAGCTGCACCTTCGCGAAGTCCGCAGCCGGCCACGCCGACGCGTTCGACTGGCTGGAACCACCCGTGACCGTGTTGTTCCAGTTCAGGCCGACGACGGTCTGCGAACCGATGCCCGCGATCGCCGCATCGACGATCGCGATCGCGCGCGCATCCTGACGGCGGACCATCGCGTTGAGGAGCTTGCGGCCCTCACGCTGGATCACACCACCGTCGTTCCGGTCACGAGCCTCGTCGGTGACGAAGAACTTGCCACCGTGCTTCTCGACCGCCGCGACACTCGGGGTGCCGTTGTCCGACGTGACGAGCGGGAACTCGCCACCCGGCGCGACCTCCTGCACATCCCGAGTCGGGAACAGGTCGTTCAGGGTGAGCTGGTCATAGATGACCGCACCACCCGAAACACCACCCGGGCTCGCGAAGAACAGGGGGCTGATGTAGTTGCGGAGCGTCAGATCCGACAGGTACCGCGTGATGCGAGTCGGCTGGTTCAGCATCGTCTCCACCGTGATGGTGGAGCCCGAGACCGTGGGGCCCGCGAGCGGGTACGCCGCAGCGTTCTGTGCCATGGTTGTGCTCTCCTCTCTCAGTAGAGCTCGATGAAGACGTCGTTGCCGGACGTTCCGGCCGACCAGGCGCGGCCACGGGCCTTGCCAGAAGCGAGCGTGACGGCACGCCCGTTCGAACCGATCTCGACCTCCGCGCCGACCGCGATGTTCCCACCCGCGGTCACGGGCACCACAGCACCCTTGGAACGGAAGACGAGGACCTTCGCGCCCGCGGCCGCGTCACGCACGGCGACACCGACGGACAGGCCCGCCGCGGTCGCGGTGACGACGGTCGCCGGCGTACCGGCCGACACCGACAGGGGCGCCGAGATGTCGACGAAGGTCTTGCCCGTGACGCCGCCGGAGCCGACGATCGCGGTCAGATGGGTTCCCGGCTCGTACGCCGGGATGCACTCGTTTGCCATGATGGTGGCTCCTCTCAGCGCGCCCAGTGCGCGGGGTAGGCGTCGTCGGACGCGACGGCCTGGTGGCCGAGCTCCTCGACGGGGACGGTGTTCTTCGCGAGCGTGGCGAGCACCGCACTGGTGCCGTCCTCGTCCTTCTCGAGCAGCGCCCGGAAGTGATCGCGGGAGGCGGCGCTGATGCGGCCCTCCTGCAGGGCGGTCGCGATGATGCCGTCGCGGCGCGCCTTGTCCTGCTCCGCGCGGGCCTCGGCGCCGCGGGCAGCGTTGCTGCGCAGCTCGGCGAGCACGTTCGCGTCGATCGCGACGATGCCCTCCGGGAGGCCAGCGGTGGGTGCGGTGGCGGTCGGGGTCACCTCGGGAGCCGCCGCAGCGACCTCCGGGGTGTCGGTCTCGGTCGTGCCGAGCCGCTCCTGAACACCAGCCTGGGGTGCGTCGTTCGTCACGACGTTCTCCTTTCGGATGGGGATACCCGGCTCGGACGAGCTCGGGGGCTTGGGTGCCGTCGCGCGCGCAGCGGCAGCGTGAGCGCGTGCCAGTTCGGCGGCGGCAGCATCGGACGGTTCGACGAGCAGCAGATCCGGCTCGGTGTCATCACCGACGGTCATCGCGGGGCCCGCGTCGGGGACCACCTCGACCCGATCAGCGAGACCCATCGCGACGGTGTCCGCGGCGGTCATCCACGTCTCTTCGGCGAGCAGCGACGCCCAGTCCTTCTCGCCGGCCTTGTCGGTGTAGACCTCGATCATCGACGCCTGCAGGGTGTCGAGGAAGTCGGCCATCTTCCGCATGTCGGCCGCGTTGCCCCACTCGATCGCGGACGGCGAGTGGATCATCATCTGACTGCCGGGAGACATGACAGTCTCCTCACAGCCCGCGGCGATGAACGAAGCGGCCGACGCGGCGAGACCGTCGACGACCGCGATCACACGGGCGGGGTGCGCGGCGAGCATGTTGAGGATCGCCATCGCCTCCCACACCTCACCACCCGGGCTGTTGATGCGGAGTACGATCTGCTCGACCGTCGGCGGCAGAGCGTCGATGACGTGCGCGACGTCCTCGGTGGAGATACCCCACCATCCGCCGCACGAGTCGATCGGCCCGTACATGCGGATCGTCGCGTTGGTCTCCGTTCCAGATGCGGACGGCGTCGTCACCGCGGAGAAGAACTCCGCCTTCGACGTCGGCGGCTCCATGTCGCCCCAGTACCGGCGTGCGGCACGATCCTTATCCGGCTCCTGCCGGGCCTGCACCAGAGGGTGCGTCGGTCGAACAGTGGTCATGCTGCAGCTCCCTGTGTCGGTTGAGCGGTTGATGTCGCCGGATCCTTCACCGGCATGCCGTACTTCGCGCGCGTCCACGCCTCGAGCGCGGCGTCGGGGAAGATGACCTTCGCGTCGACGAGCGCCTTCAACGCGTCAGCAGTGATCGGCTGCGTCTCACCGATGACCGCGGGGATGATCCGCGGCGCCGGCTCAGACGGGCCCCAGTTCGCGTCGACGAGGTCTTCGATGACGTGCTGCTGGATCACCTCAGCGAGGTGCTGCGCGACCGCGTTGAGCGAGTCGGTGAAGAACGTCGCGAACGTCTCCCCCAGCGCGTACGAACCGGTCGCGTTGTCGCCACCGAGGCTGAGGAAGTGCAGCAGCGCACCCGCGGCGATCTGCTCGTCGTAGTACCGGATCAGCGCGTCCGTGTCGGGCAGCTTCCCCGTGACTCCCATGAAGGAGAAGTCGGCACCGTTTGGGAGGCCGACGCCGGCAGCATCCCCGGCGCGCGCTTCGGTCGCGAGCTTCTTGCCCGCTTCGATCTGATCGTCGAGCCACTTCGACGCCTGGTCGAACGTCCAGTCGACCGCGTTTTCCGGCAGCGGCGGCGCCTTGTACACCGGCAGGCCGAGGCCGTTGCGCTCAGCGGTCAACGCCTGAATGCGCAGCACCCGGTCCTTCAGGACGAACATCTTGTACGCGGCGCGCAGCAGCGACTCCCCGAACCAGTTCGCACCCTCACGCTCATTCACGAACGCGACGAGACGATCCACCGGGATCACAACGGCCTTGCCGTCCTTCAGCGCCTGCTGCTTGATCGCGACCAGCCCACCATCGGATGCGACGTCGATCTCCGAGATCGTCCGCGGCGGCCGCCACGCGAGCTTCCCGATGTGCGCAAGCCCACGCTCATCAACGTCATACACCTGCTCGAAGAACGAATGCCCGTACACCAGCTCGAGCGACGCGAGCCGCAGGAACTCCTTGAACGAGAACCGACCCTTCGTCCGCAGCGGAGCGACGAACGGCTGCCCCTTCACCGGCAGTCCCAGATCATCGGCGATGTGTGTCGTGACCACGTCACGACATCCGGACCCGTCGATCACCCAGTCGGTGCGGAGGATCGGGAGCGTCACGGCGCGGAGCACCGACTTCACCTGCGGATCCTCACGACGCATCCGGTCGAACACCTCAACCGACTGCGGCCACTGCAGATCCGGGTTCCGCTCCGTCATCCAGTTCAGCAGCGACGCCCACCCGGTGAGACCCGGGTCAGCCTGATATCCGATCTCGGGCAACGGCGGACCTCCTCGGTCTAGAAGCGGATAGTCCGCAGGTCTTCCTCATGACGGCCGCCCTCAGCACGCCGAACGACGGTCGGGGCAGGCGGGGTGGGCACTTCCCGCTTCGGCTTGGATTCGGCCTTCAGTACGCCCCACACGGCCCACGTGACGACCTGCGCCTGAGTGATCGGTTTCCGCGGGTCTGATTGGTCCCACGTCTGCCCCGTGCCACGAACGAACGTGCGGGTCTTCGCGAACTGCAGCGACGCACTCACCTCGGGCTGGTCACGGTGAGGGACGAGCTTCGCGTTCACGTGCTCGATGAACTGCGTGTGCGCGGCGGCGAGCTCGTCGATGTTCATCGACAGGTACTTAATGCCCGCCTTCGCGAGAGCGGTCAGGATCGCGGTCGCGTTCTTCGCATCGAGAACGACCGTCGCGTCGCCAAGCTCGGCCTTCAGTTCCTTCACGTACCCGGCGACCCACATCGTGCCGCTCTTGGTCTTCTTGTGCTCGACAGCGATGCCATCCTTCACGCGACGGCCGGCGCCGACAGAAGCCGACCCGCCACCGCGTGCCACGGCGATCGTGATGACCGTGTTCGGAGCTTTACCCAAGATCGGGTAGTTACCCGCGGTCTTCTCCCACCGCTTGAGGTTCAGCTCCGACAAGACGACGGCTTTCACCTCGGCACGGTTCGGCCAGACAGCGAACCGCTCCTGCAGCAGCTCGTCACGATCAGTCGCACGATCGACCTGCTCAGCGACCGTCTCCGGAGCGATCCACGACCCCATAGCCGGGATCGACTCACGCCACACCTGCGGGCTGTGCACGTCGATCTTCTTCGCACGCTCCGGGTCCTCCGCACCCTCCGGAGACCACTCCTGCCAGGTCACACGAGACGCACCACGACGCCCACGGTCGCGGACACCCTCGAACACCTCGCCGTCGTTCTCCTCCGTAGGGACGGTTCCGACGTACAGCTCCTGACGGTTGGGGATCGTGGACTGCGTGTAGGTCAACGCTTTGCGCGCCGCGACCGGAAGCTCCTGCGCCTCGTCGTACACGATGTCCGTCGCAGCGAAACCACGACCAGACTTCTTCGACCGGGCCACGAAACGCACCCGATCCCCGAGCAACTGACCGGGGCGCTTCTTCAGGACGATGGCTTCCTTGCCGTTCGCCGTGTAGATGTGATCGACCAGCCCCATCAGCCGGTCGTTCGCTTCGATGATCGACGCGAGTTTCTCGAACGTCTCCGTCGCGGTCTTCACCTCATGCGCAGTGTGAAGAACCGTCCGCCGGCGCTTGTCGGGCAGCGGGAACAGGAACAGGCGCGCCAGGTCGTAGGCGACAAGAACCTCGCTCTTGCCGTTCTGGCGTGACACCAGCAGACCGCACTCGGATGCGGCCCACCGACCCGCTTCGTCGATGTCATGCCACGCCCACAGGACGTACTCCTGCCAGTCCTCGAGCTTCATCCCCGCGGCCGACGCGAAATCGACCGCGAGCTCACCCCAAGACCCGACAGCGTCAGGACGAGATTCGAGGCGCGGGCGCTGGTCCCCGAGCAGCGTTTCCAAGGAAGGCAAACGGATCAGCCTCCCCCGGCTCCGGCCCATCCGGAGGCCCACCGCTCACCTTCACGAGCTCCGCGACCAACTCCGAATGCCGCTTCGACAACTGCACGATCTTCATCGGGTCGACCTCAGCGATCGCCTCCATCGCCTTCTTCACGAGGGCCATGTTCGCGAGCAACTCAGCCCGAGCATCCACATCACCCTTCGGCGCCGCCGGCATCTCAACCGAACCGCCCGGCAACACAGCAACCGGACGCGGATCAGCTGCATCCTCGTCACGCCCAGCACGCTCACGCGCCGCACGCTGCATCGCAACCCGACAAGCCGCATCCACCGGCTCCTTCTTCCGCATGTGCCGCTTATACGCCGACTCCGTACCACACGGCGCAGGAGGACGAGGCATACGACCTCCAATGCGTGACCAGGGTCAATGCGAATGCGAAACAAACTCGAATCAACCCGGGGAGAAAAGGGGACACGCCGCGCGGGAGGTGGCCGTGGGTCGCGGTGTGCTGGATTTTCTGGGCGGGTGGGTTAGACGGCTTGGTAGGAGCCGTTTGTGATGAAGCCGTGTATCCCGCAGCAGTCGGGCCAGTAGACGCTCGCGGTGATCGTGAGCGGGTCGATCTGTACGAGGGTGTGCGCGGCGTGACCGGATGGGCGCCAGCCGAATCGTGCGCCCGGTGCGATCGAGTCGACGCCGAGTATCTGCTGGCAGTCGTGCCAGACCCACAGGCACTCGATCGTGTGCTCGTGGGTCTCGTCGCCGCGCTCGTAGGCTCCGCACGTCCAGGAGTAGGCGACGCCACCGCCGAGGTCGGTGGTGTTCTTCGGCGCTGCTGCTTGCCATGGGCTGAGGGTCATGACGCTTCCCAGATCTCGGTGTCGGCGTTGTTGCCGCGGCGGGCGTTGCAGCGCATGTGGGCGGGGCGGAGTTCGTTGCGGACGAGGTGTCCGCCGAGTGCGAGTGGGGTGATGTGGTCGGCGGTGAACGACATGGGGTCTCGGCGGTCGAGGGTGGTGTCGATGTGTCCGCCGCAGATGTGGCAGGTGAGGCCTTCCTCGACGACTCGGCGGAGGAGGGCTTTCCGCTTCCGCTTGTACGCGGCTTTGCCTTTGCCGTCACGGATGCTGCGGTTCGACATGGCACCTCCGTCAGTCGATGGAGAGGATGATGCTGTCCTGCTCGTCGTCTTCGACGGCGGGGTCGCAGCAGACACCGGGGATCAGATGGTGGGCGCCGCAGATCGGGCAGGTCACCGTGTGCCCCGGATCATGATGCCGGTGAGGATCTCCGCACGAGAGGTGAACCCGAAGCCGCGATGCTCGACGCTGTCGGCCCACGTGTAGGTGGGGGTCTTCGCGGGCTTGGTGAACGGGATGCCAGCGCGCTTGCGGGCCTTGCGAGCTGCGGTGCTCACCGGATCGCGCTCTCGAACAGGTCGGTCACCGTTTCGCATTCACGGCACTCGACACGGAGCACGTGACCGCTGACAGTCCGCGACTGAGCGTCGAGGAGTATTGGCAGGTTGAACCACTCGTTGCCGCACTTCGGGCAGGAGAAGTTCGTCCGTGGTGGGTGCAGCGGGGTGACGTTCTCGGCCACGGTGTGCTCCTGTCAGGCTGCGATCGCGAAGTATGCGGGCGTCCAGGTGGGGCGCGGGCTCAGGCGGTTCTCCGCGTTCTGCACGATGGGTGCGATGGCCTTCTCGACTGCGCGGGTGATGGCGGATTGGATCGACCCGCCGCGCAGTGCGAGGTAGTCGTCGAACGGGCGAGTGCAGGCCCAGGTGCTCGCCGGGTAGGACGCTCCACAGTCACCGCACGTCCAACGCTTCGGCATCCGGGTTGCTCCCATCGTGTGCGGGGCCAGCCGCAGTGCCGGCACGCCTGCGCGAACGTGGCAGTGCCGATGACGCGGGTCCAGGCGTGGATGCCGAGCAGGCAGGCGATCAGCCGCCACCCTCGGGGGATCATGAGCCGATCAGGTGACGAAGGTCGATGAGAGCGACCGCGGTCTGTTGGAGGCGGGTGAAGTACTCGGTGCCATGGTGTCCGCAGAAGGCGATCGATCCGACACGGTATTTGGCGTACACGAACGCTTGCGCTCCGCAGCCTTTCGCGTCGCATCGGTCAGCGGCGACTTCGACGACCAGGGGACGGTCGACGACGTCGACAGGTGGTGTTCCCATGGTGCGCTCCGTTGTGCGAGCGGGGGCGGTCCCGGCGTGGAGGCCACCTGGGGCCGCCCCGGCTCGCTCCCCCGGGTTCTGTTCCGAGGGTCATTTGCGGCACGGGTGCCGCGTTCACCGACAGTGCGTCGCGTGTCAGGCGGCGTGCCGGGAGAAGGTGGGGCCGGTCTGGCGCATGCATCCCGGGATGAGGAGCGGGATGGGTTTGCCGACCGGCCCTGCCGGTGGACGCGCATCCACTGGCGGGTACAGGAAAGGCCCCGACTGTGCGGGGCCTTCGGTTGTCGTTGCCGACATGTGTACGACTCTGAGATTGCGGTATGCAAGTACTCTTCGTCAAGGATGTTCGATTTCCGGGCGTGTCGCGTCCTGTGCGGCTTCGTCGGCGGCTTGGAGGGCGCGGAGACGGTATTGGTGTGGGGGCCAGTTCTGGAGGCGTTGACGCCACCACGCGAGCAGTACGGCTTCCTCGACAACGCGGACCCTCTGTCCTTCGCGGACCTCCCACGTCATGACCATGCCGCGGGCGCGCCAGTAGCGGACGGCTCGGGGTGAGCGTCCAACTCTGGCGGCTGCCTCACGGTAGGTCAGGGTCGTCATGGCGGTCAGAGGGAGGGTGCGGGGCGCCAGCGGATGATGATGTCGCGGGAAGGCTGCTCGAGCCACATTTGGATGTCGAGGCCGCGGCGTCGTGCTTCCTCGCGGAGGAGCAGATGATGTTCGAGGCCGGCGCGATGACGATGGAAGCGTTCGACGTTCTCGACGCTCATGGTCTGATCTCCGCTCATCGGTTGGTTTCCTCTGTGAGGGTCGTTGAAAGATCCCGTGGGTGAACGCGCGGAGTATCCCCTCGACGGGTGTGCCTTGAGAGAGCTCGACGAGTCACGATGACTCCCGTTCATCTGTGTCCACGGGACTTGACTGGACGCTTCTGGATTCAAGGGAACCCGTATCCGCTTGAACCGGATCGTCGGTGAACTGGATCTCAGTGCGCACTCCCTGGTCATCCGTCCACGTCACTGTGTTGCCGTGGCGCGAGACCTTCACGCCGGCTTCCTTGAGCCGCTTGGCACGGTTGCTCGCCGCGTCGCTGGCGGTGTACCCCTGCCAGACGTCCGTGTACGTATGGATGATCGTGACCTTTGCGGTGCAGGATGCGTCAGGCGACGGCAGAGGCTTCCCGAGTCCCGGGGCACCGATCCCGATCCCCCGCCCGCGATCGTCGCTCATGACGGATCACCCGAACGGTGAGCCTTGCGACGCCGAAGCTCGGCGCGACGACACAGGCGGTCATGCCACCGTCGCAGCGGCATCGTGAGCGGCAGGAATACGCCCTGCATGAACGTGACACCGCCAGGCTCGTAGAGGTGGTTCTCGTCGCGGCTGATCTTGGCTTCGGCTGCTCGCTGGCTGTAGGCGCGGCGTGCGAATCGCGAGTGCTGGCCGTCGATCTCCGCCATCCACCGCGTGACCCCGAAGAGGTTCGGCGTGATCTTGTAGCTCGTGATCGGATACATCACAGACTCCTGTTCTCGTGGTTGGGTGTCTTACTGAACCTCTCAATAACGCGCATCGTTTGCGCAAGAGATGCTCGTCCAGCGCGCACTGCCTCAGAATCTTCGAGTCGTTGCAGGTATTGGCGCTGGATCATCCCGTCGACCTCGTGGTCGGTGAAGCCGTGGGCCAGGATGCGCGCACCTACCGTCAGGGCATCGAGAGCGTTGTCTGGTTCGAGCCCGGCCTTCATCGCGGCTTCGGCGAGAACGGCGGCATCGGAACGTTTCCATGTGTTCAAGGGGTTTCCTCCTTCGGTGGATGCCCGCAAGGGCATTCGCAGTGCACGCTGATGCACGTGTCGTGGTTGAGTAGTTCGCACTCGGCTGACAGGACCGCATGGGCGGTCGTGTGCGGCTTGCTGGCGGGCGTAGGGGCTTCGGCGTAGGTCTCACCGCAGTTGCGGCATTTCCCGGCCTTGACGGGCTTCGCGCTGCCGTTCGGGTTATCCACCCACGTGATGACCACGGTGAGGGCTCCGCAGGTGGCGCAGCGTGCACGGGGGCGGCGCGGGTTCGCGTGGACCCCGTACCGGCCTTGCATGTGCCGGATCTCGGTGAACAGGTCATCCATCGCCGGTGCGAGTTCGGTGATCGGTTGGATGAGGTGCCACCGGTCGATCAACCAGCCCGCGGTCGTCATCGCGATCGCTCGGGCGGTGAGCGGGTCCGGGTTGACGCGGTGCGTCCACGTGGGGGGCAAGTCCGGTGCGTACGGGGCGGCGATGTTCACGTTCAGCCAGGCCGTCACCGCACGGGTGTACTCGATGACCTCCCACCATAGGAAGCCGGCATCCCGAGCGGCACCACCCGCATCCGTCCCCCGACCCTGACTGGACTGGTCGAACGCAGCCAGGAACGCGGTCATGTTGTCGACCGGTCCCCCACCAGACACCAGCACCTTGTCCGTCACCGACGCACGGATGCTCGGGACCGTGGAGGTGACGATCGCATCCATTACCGGAGCCAGCAGGTCTAGATGGTGCTCGAAGAGGCGACGTTCACGCAGCGAAACAGCTTCAGGGTCGATCGCATTCAGCGGGACGCTCATGCCGCCACCTCCAGCAGAAACTCGGCAACGGCATGCCCGAGGTCGCGCGCGGCCGGAGGCGTGACGGCGTTGCCGGCCTGCTTGACCTTGTCGCGCTTCGTGCCGAGCAGGAGATAGTCGGCGGCGAAGCCCATGCCGAGCTGGATCTCGTGGGGTTCGAGCATCCGGAAGCCAGCGTCGTCGACGTCGAGACTGATCGGCGCTCCCGGCTCGAGGAGCGACTGGTGGCCGCCCGTAGTGAGGGTGCGCATCGGCTCGTGCACGGGGGTGGACATCTCCGCGCCGCCGAGGTTGTTCCGCATGAGGAGCGCGTGGTGGTTGCCCTCGGCGCTCACCGTGTCGATCGGCTGATCGGTCGGCTTCACGACCCCGTGGTTGCGCAACGGAACCACCAGTGCGGCGCTGTCGACGGTCGTCACGGTGCCCATCGGCTCCGACGTCGGGCGAGAGACGCCGTTCGAGTAGTACGGCACCAGCAGGCCCGTCTCGTTCCGCGTCGACTGCGTGCGCAGCGGGTCGCCGCTCGACTGCGCGCTCTTCCCCTCCCGTCCCTCGACCGGGATCAGCAGCGAGGCATGTGTGCCGCCGGCGACGATCGACGGCAGCACCTCGGAGACCGGCTTCGAGCGGGAATCGTCCGCGCCCGAGACGAGGTTCACGAGCAGCGCGTGGGCGTTGCCCGTCGTCGCTGTCGGCAGAGGTTCGTCGACGGCGCGCGCCCGATTCTCGTGGTTGTTGGTCACGACGAGAGGTGGGACCGCGACGCCGTGCTCGGACGTGCCGAGCTGCACCGGGAGCGGCGACCGCATGTCCGACACCCGCAGGTAGCCGGATCCAGTCGTGACGCCGTCGTACGTGTTCCCCGCGGCCTTCACTACTAGCGGTGACCAGTACCGTTCGATGCCGCGTCGGATGCGCTCCCGCGTCTTCTCCGCGAGCGGCTTCTCGCGGTCGCCGATGCGCTGTGCGGGGATCGACCAGTCGATGATCGACGACGCTGGCAGCCAGCCCGGCTCCACGACCTGCCAGCACTCCGGGCATCGGTAGAGGTACTGCGCGCGGTAGCGGCCCCACTGCTCGGCCTTCTTGAACGCCTGCGCGGCCTTGATCTGGCCGTGCTCGGGGCAGAACGCGAGGGGGCGGGTCCACTTCGCGACGTCGGGCCCGGCCTTCCGCTTCGAGGCGAGGTCGGAGCGCCACATCACGATGTACATGCGGTCGCGGGACTGTGGTGCGGGAAGGCCGCCGACCTGTGCGTGCATGCTGTTCAGCCACACGAATCGCATCCGGTAGCCGAGAGCCTCCATAGCCATCTGCCAGGCGGGGAACTGATCCCACCGGTACGCGTCGACGACGTTCTCCAAGATGATCGCCATGTACCGGTGGTGCTCGGCGAAGCGAGGGATGTCCCACATCGTCGCGCGAGACCGGTTCGCCGCCTCATCGGGCAGCGGGCGGGTGCCGTCGAGCTCGAAGAGAGCCTGATCCTGCATCCGCTGACGCTTCACACCCTTCGCGATCGAATGGTTCGTGCACTCCGGCGAGCCCCACAGCACGTGAGTGCGGGGGAAGTAGCGGGGGTCGACCTGGGAGATATCGGCCTGCGCATGATCGGTTTCGGGGTGGTTCGCCTGGTGCGACTTGATCGCCAGCTCCCAGTGATTCGCCGCGATGACGACCTTGTACCCCGCCTCCACGAGGCCCGAAGAAGATCCGCCCGCGCCGCAGAACAGGTCCGTGACGGTCAGGCCATTCCACGGCGCCGAGGGGCGCTGGTGTCCGATCGGCGCCGTCATGATGCGAACCGCTTCCACCACGGCTCAGGCCGAGCAGCGAGCTCGGCGGTCAGCTGCGCGATCCTCTCGTACGCCTCCGCGAGAGCCTTATCCATCCCGGCGAGCAGTTCAGCGTCGTCGCGGCGTTCCTGCTCGGCGAGGATCACCTGACGTGCCATCGACCGGAGCAGCACGGATTGTGCGCGGCGACGGTGGGACTCTTCACCCCACTTCTGCAGGACGAACTCGAGCGACGCCTCCGCACGGACCAGATCGTCGACGACGGGCCCGTACGAATCCTCTGCCGCTTCCCACCCTTCGTTGAAGAGTTTCGCGCGGGTCTCCATGTCGGGGGCGACGGCGCCGTGGACGATCGCGACCTGGATCGCTTCAGCGACACTGCTCAGTTCGTGCGCGGCGGGCTCCTTGAGCGCGGCGGGCTGCTCGACGGGCTTCATCGGCTGGAGCTTCCGGGGCGGCATGGGCTTGGGTCTGTCATCGGCTGGAGCTTGCGCGGGTGCGTGGGCGGCGTCGTACGCGGCGATCGTCGCGCGCGGCATCCGCCCGGTGACGGTGTGCGCAACACCGTTGTCCTTCGCCCACTGACGGATCTCAGCGAGTTCCGCTTTGGTCCGGCCGGACGCGGTGGGCGGGATAGGCACGGGCTTGGTCGACTTGGTGTTGATCTTCATGGGTTCCTCATCCCCTTCGAGGTCGATGACCTCCTCGTCATCCACGCCCGGGACGACGCTCTCTTTCCGCGGTGCGGCGTGCGTTTCCGGCGCGAGGCCGAGTTCGAACGCGATCTCGGATGGTGTGCGGCCTTGCTTCGCGAGGCGCTGGTATTGGTAGTCCCCGGCGGAGAGTTGCTTCGCACGCGAGCAGGACAGGCCGTGTTCGTTGCCTGCGGGGCACCACCCGCCGCGGCACCCGTTGGTGTATCCCTGGGTGGTGCCGTGTGGGAAGCCGTCATCAAGACGGTCGGCGCCGCTCATGCCTTGGCCTCCTCGTCAGTGTGACGCGCGGCCTTGCAGTCGGAGCACGTGACGGTCAGCCATGACTTCGACGTGGGCACCTTGGAGCGGCCGCAGTACGACTTCCCGAGAGTCCCGTGAGCAGCGGTTCCGGGAGCGCACACCCGGTCCTTCGCAGACGCGGAGACGCGAGGTGCGACGTGGCCCTGACGCTCCGCTCGGATCGGCCCGGCGCTCACTTCGAGGCCTCCTGCTCCTGGCGTTGGGTCGCCCGCCACGCCTCTACGATCCGATCGATCTCCGCCGGAACGAATCCGGGGACCGCGAGGTCACCGAGCTCGGTGATCGGTGCGGACCGGTAGCCGAGGCCAACGAAGTGCGCGAGGTCCTTCGCGTTCTCCGGTGCGGTGATGTCGCGTTCCTCGAACTCGACCCCTGTGTCGGTGAGGCGACGCTTCACCATCCGGCACTGCTGACAGTTCGGCTTCATCCACACGATGACCGCGCTCATGACTCGACCGCCTGAATGCCGTCGCCGGCGGTGAATCCGATCCAGCCTTCACCCGGCCCGTCGAAACCGTCTGCTCGTTCGAAGTACCCGATGACATCCTGGGTTCCCGGCCGGTAGACCTCGATGCGCCCGATCACGGGTGAGTCGACGATCGCTGCCATCGTCTCGATGGGCTCGAGAGATTCCGCGATCACCGTGAGATCGGATGCAGTGAGAGGCATTCGGAAGGTCATGATCCGACCGCCTGATCGAACCCGTGCTGTACGGCCCTGTCGCGTCGCTGGACGCCCGCATCCCTCGCCGCCGCATCCGCATCGCCCGCCGCCTTGTGAAGCTGCTCAGCGAGCGCACGTGCCGTCTCAGGGGTCATGTGCGTCCGATGCCCGTCCGGGGTGGGGAAGGTGAGGAGTTCGACCATCCCGTCGTCGGTCCAATCAGCCTCAGCGATGTCGACTGTTCTCTGCTCCTGGAGGATCACAGCGCCTGCCCTCCCTCACGCTTGCCGGCGAGGTATGTGACGCGGAGCAGCCACACGAGGAAGAACGCCCCGGTGAGGGAAATAACCATCACCGGCACTGCCCCGAGTAAAGCGGGAGCGTTCGGTCCAGGCACCGTCAGAGTGGTGAGGACCGCGAACCAGAGGACACCCCACATCGAGGCGAGACACGACCACCACCCGTGCGCTTCATGGCGGGTCATCAACGGCTTCTTGCTCATCAGTGCTCCCATCCGAGTGCGGCGCGCACCACAGCACGCCGCTCGTTCTTCTCATCGACCGCCGCCTGCGTGGCGGGGTTCTGGTACGTCCGCTGGTCGTGCTTCAACACCGAAACCGGCAGCGCGAGCACCTCCAACTCCGTGTGCAGCCGCACCGCGGCCGTCAGATCGTCGATCGCGTCCACCTGCGTACGACGCTTCTCCCCGGCCATCAGAACTCCTGCCCGTCCTGCGAAGCCCACGCGTCCGCAGCCGGCGCCGCGTTCCACGACTGCCCCTGAACGCCCTGCGCACTCCCCAAACCGCTCTGCCCAGTACGCGCGACCTGAGCCGTGGCATACCGCAGCGAGGGGCCGATCTCGTCGACCTCCAGCTCGATCGCGGTCCGGTTATTGCCCTCGCGGTCCTGATAGGAACGCTGCTTCAACCGACCGGTCGCGATGACACGGGAACCCTTCGTCAGCGAACCGGCGACGTGCTCCGCGAACTCACCCCAGGCGGCGAAGCGCATGAACAACACCTCCCCGTCCTTCCACTCGTTCGTCTGCCGGTGGAACGTCCGCGGCGTCGCGGCGATCGTGCCCGACGCGACGGCCTTCCCGTTCTGCGTGAACCGCAACTCCGGGTCAGCGGTGAGGTTCCCGACGATGGTCAGTGTGGTGTCGTTCATGCCCTGCTCCTCTGTTCGAAATCGATCTGCTCGGTCGCCTGGTACTTCGACAGCACCCGCGCGAACTGCCCCTGAAAGACCAGGGACGCTTCCCCCGTCTGGCCCTGCCGGTTCTTCCCGACGATGACCTTCAACTCGTCCGCCGCCGCCTTCACCGGCTTCCGGTGCAGCAGCAGCACCACGTCCGCATCGTTCGCGATCTGTCCCGACTCGCGAAGGTCATGCAAGGTCGGTTCCTGCTTCTTCTGACCTGCCTGACCACGCCGCAACTGCGACAAGGCGATCACCGGCACCGACCACTGCTGAGCGGCGAGCTTCAATGACCGGGAGAACCCGGCAACCTCCTGCTGCCGGTTCTCCACCTGCATGTGCGACGTCAGCAGCTGCAGGTAGTCGACGACGACCACCGGGTTCCGCCGATACCTTCTGGCGGTCGCCCGGACCTTCGCTTTGATCTGCGGGATCGTCGACACCTCATCCGACGTGACGATCGACAACGGGAGCCGTTCGATCTCCTGCCGGTGTGCGTTCAACGCCCGCCAATCCGAATCGGCGAGCTGGTGACGGTTGATCGACCCGAGGAACACCTGCCCCGTCTGCGCCGCCAACCGGGCCGCGATCTCATCCCGCCCCATCTCGAGCGACACGTACAGCACCGGACGTTCCGCGGCGAGCGCCCGGGCGATCTGCAACGCGACGATCGTCTTCCCGTTGCCGGTGTCAGCGGCGACGACGTACATGCCACCGTCACGGAACCCGTAGATCAGCTGGTTCAGGTCGTACCAGGGCGTCGGCGTGTACGACGGTTTCTCACCGAGGCTGCCGAGGAAGTCGAGGTACCAGTCGCCGATCGCCTCCACACCGCGGGACGTGTCCGCGTCGACGTCGTCGAACGCTGCTCGGGCGATCTCGAGCGCATCATCCGCGGTGATCGTGTCGTCGTTCGCGGCCGCGCCGGCCTTGCTGATCGCATCCCGAACCCGTCGCCGTTTCGACGCGGCTTTCACCATCTGCGCGTAGTAGGCGACGTTCGCCGACGTCGGCACATCACTCGTGAGGGTGTGGAGGAATGCCGCATCCAGGTTCCCCATGAGCTCACCGCGACGCAGCAGCTCATCCGTGACCGCGACCACGTCCGTCGGGTGATCTGCGTCGTGGAGGGATCGGATCGCCGTGTAGATCGTTTCGTGCGCCGGGACCGACATGTCCCCCGCGGTGAGAATCTCCGACACCTCATCGAGGGCTGTGCGGGACAGCATGATCGCGCCGAGCACGTACCGTTCAGCGTCAGGCAACGTCATCACCCCCAGGCGGCAGCGCCGCCGTCTCCCGGGCGAGACGAAGCTCGGTCACGTTGCCCGCCCACGATGAGTCACGGATCGGGCATCCAGCGATCACGTCGGCGATCGTCATCCGCTCGCTTGAGGCGGCGTAGTGCTCACGCATGGCTGTGAGCGCATCGTCGAGAGTCACATCGGCGAGGTCTTCGGCCCACTCGCGTGCAGCGAAGGCGAGATCCTCGGCGGTGTTCCATCGGGGGTACTTGTCCCGCGTGTTGATCTTCAGCAGCAGGATGTTCGCTTCGCGGGCGATCATGACAGCGCTCGCAACGGTGTCTGCTCGGTGAGGAGAGCGTCAGCCGCCCGACCCATGTCGAGAGCGGTCAAGCGGCCAGCCCTCGGGTGCGGAGTGACGTCAGTCCACCGCTCCTTGTTGAGCCACGTCGACAGAAGCGGGATGAAGCGATGCTCAGATGCTGGCCACGTGCTCCACACGAGAGCGTGAGTAGACGCGGCGTCGAAGATGGTCTTCCAGCCGGCGACCTTCAAAGCGGTCTTCAGCGACTGCTGAACGACCTTCCGGGTGCTGCGTCGTGACACCGGCCAGATAGTCCAGATCTGATCCAGCTTGGAGGCGAACTCGTCGATCTCGTCGGCGAACGCCGACAAGAGATCTTCCTGATGGTGTTCTTCAGGATGGTCTTCTGACTTGATGTTCTTCTTTGTGGCGGATTCACCGGATCCGGCTGAACCGGACACGGCTGAACCGGATCCGGAAAAACCGGACACGGCTGGCGGATCGCACAGCTCGTACTCGATCTCACCGAACTTGCCTGCCGCCGCACGTCCCTGTGAGCGCCGCACATACCCGTGCTCGACCAGCTCGCTGAGCGCGGTCTGGATGGAGTCCTTGCCTTCTTTCCCGGCTGCTGCGAGCGAGCGGATCGTGATGTGCCATCCGATGCTGTGCGACATCACCTCGACCAGCAACCCCCTGGCTCGACGCGAGAGTCGCGCGTCACGCGCCCACTCGTTCGGCACGGCGGTGAAGTGCTCGTCGATCGACAGCCTTCCTCGCGTGATGCCCATCAGGCTCTCCCCTCTACCTCGATGGCGCGGCCGTTCTCCGTGAGGAGGAACCACTGGCCCGCCTTGTCTCGAACCCGCACGTTGACGGGCTGCAGTTCTGTCGTTGTCGCGTTCCGCGGTGTGCAGAGCCCGAGCGCGAATGCTTCGTCGGGGTGCTCCGTCACCCATCCGTGGCATCCGGTTGTGCCGGTGCCGCAGAGGATCAGCCCGTGGGCGCAGGTCATCCGTTCCCGGGTGCCGCCCATGCCGCGGCCCTTCCGGTGGTGCAGCGACCATCCGCCGGCGAGCATCGAACCGCGGAGCGTGAACGACAGGGGCCGCCGGCAGTAGAAGCACCGCTGCCCCTCCCGTTCGAAGAACAGGTGCCGGACCTGCTTCGGCGTGAACTCGGCGCTCATGCGTCCGCCTCCAGTGCGGAGAAGTCGAACGCTTGCGGCGGTGCCGCGGCGGCGAATATCAGCTGCGGCTCAACTGCCGCCAGTCGCTTCGCCGAGGCCTCGCAGTGCTGTTCCTGCGACTCGATCAGGATCGCTTTGCGACCCTCGATCTTCGCGGCAACGCCGGTCGTCCCTCCGCCTGCGGTGGGGTCGAGGATGACCTCGCCTTCGTCCGTGAACTGCGTGACGAGCATCCGCATGAGCGTCAACGGCTTCTGCGTGGGATGTACGCGCTCTGACTTATCCGAGCGGGCCCGGTTCAGGACGATCGGAACATCCCAGACGGCATGAGCGCCCCCACCGTTCCACCGCTTGCGCCCCTTCGGATGAGCGATCGTCACGGCCTCGAAACCGGTAGCGGGACGGTCCCCACTGAACTGTGGCGTGCTCCCCCGCTTGATCCAGGCGCCCGTCCGGACGTAGTCGAGACCAGCCGTTGCGAGATCGGTCCGCCATGCATGACCGCCCTCGACATCGCTGAACACGAGTACCCACCGATCGGCCAGCCGCGCGAACTCAGCAGACAGAAACTCGCGGTCGTCCGCCTGCAGGTGCTTGAAGCCGAGGTCCACGTTCCTGCGGAGGTCCGCCCCGTACCGACCACCACGATCGTTCGCCGACATCACCCGCGATCGGGCGGCGCCATGCACATGCTCGGAGTACGGCGGGTCACAGATCACGTGCGCGACAGACGAGAGCGTCGGAAGGACGTCGTGGTAGTCGCCGTGGTGGAGCTGCACGTACTCGTCTTCGTAGTAGAGGCTCATCGGACTGCTCCGATCATCTGCGCGTGGCGGGGGCACAGCGCACCATCCCGACGAACGACCCACCCGTCTGCCGTGGCCGCGAAAGCCACCTGCCCGCACCCAGTCCCCAGTTGCCGTGTACGAGCCGGAGACGAGCGCTGCGCATTCGAGCGTCACGTTGCCCATCACTGTGGTCATGATTCGGCCTCGATCGCTGCGGACAACACGCGCCGCCACTTCGCTGCGTCTGCCGTAATGGTGGGATCCGTCACCCACACCGCGCCGAACTGGATTAGGCCCGCCAGGAGAACACCCTCGGACCACTTCAACGAGCGCTCACCTTTCTCGATGGCGGCGACGGTTGGCTGCGACCACTTCACGCCCATCTCGGTCACCCGTGACGCGAGAGCGGCCTGCGACATCCCCGCCAGTTGCCTTGCCGCGCGAACCGCGTTCCCAATGACGATGTCTGGCTCGTACATCACGCACCGCCGTTCGCGAGTTCGAGCAGCACGTCCGCGTGGCACGGCTGGTCGAGGGGGCAGAAGCACATGAGGTTCTTCCCGCGGAGGCGGGCCCTGACTTCGCCGACGCCGTAGCCGAACAGGCCGTTGAGTACGCCGGAGCGGAAGGCGTCGACAGCGCACTGTCGCGCGGACCGCAGGTCGATCTCATGGCTGATCGTTCGGTTGCGGATCGCGGTGTTCCGAACGACGAGACAGACGCCCCCCGGGTAGGTCTCGTCGCAGTCCTCCGCCGCGACCGTTATGGGGTTTCCGAACTTCGTCGGTCTCGCGACGCTGACCGTGTTCTCCGGCTTCCGCCAACCCTTCGTGCGACGCTGCTGAATCCGTTCAGGCATCACGCACCTCCGCCGTATGTCTCGACCGATCGCATCTGACGCGCATCCACCGCATCCGACCGGGTCTTGTCGATGTCCTTGTCCACCGTCCGCAGGTGCTCCTTCAACCCGCGCCAAAGTGCTTCCGCCTCATGCATCTGGTTCCGGTGGGGCTGCGCATCCGCATCCGCTATCACCGTCGCGGCCGACACCGACCGGCCCGCCTCGATCTGGGCGCGCTTCCGCTCCTTGAGCGTCGTCTCGTACTTCGAACGAGCCACCCCGACTGCGGCCACCGCATCCTGGTGAGCCCTCGCCAAGACACCGCGAGTGATGATGAGCTTCTCCATCTGCGGCTCATGGCCGGCGTCCTTGAGCGCATCCCAGAGGAGCTTGTGCAGCTCGTTGCTCAGGTCGAAAGGGGCGATGCCGAGGCGGGCGAGGAAACGCTCGAGAGGGCTCATGTCGTCGGCTCCTCCGGGTCGAACGCGCCAACCGCGATCACCTCGAGGTACGTGCCCGACGTGTACTCGTGCTCCACGACCACACCCGCCGCGGTGCGACACCGGACACCCATCGAACCGACGTGCCCCGCCTTCGACAGGACGACCTCCTCAACACGACCGACACGGATCGTGTCACCAGGCATGACCGCCTCGACCGAGAGAGTCCCAGGCGCGTTGATGGGCGACAGGTCTGTGCGGCGGTAGTCGATTCCGAGGATCGCACCGTGCTCATCCCGCACCAGTGGGACGTGTGCGGCGCTCACGACCGGTCCCCGTTCGGGATCGTCGCCGTCGGCCACTCCGTCACCGGTTCATCCACGAGCTCCGCATCGACGACATCCTCAGCCGGCGCCTCATCGGGGAGCATGTTCCGCAGCCCCCACAGGTACTGCTGCAGGCTGATGTGCTCCGGCTGTCCGTCCTCCGCAGCGATCGGGTTCACCACCGCAACGTTCAGATCCCCGGCCTCGCCGGATGCCTGGAACACCGGACGCAACTCCTGACGCGACCGGCACGCACGCGCCTCGACCAGCCAATCCTTCGACGGATGCCGATACTCCAACCCGTCAGCCGGGGCAGCGGCCTCCTGAACCTGCCGCGAGCGACCGTGTGCGTCTGCCTGCGGCGCGTTCCCCGCCTGGGTGGGTGCGGATGCCTGATCCATCTCCTCCGCGCTGTACAGCCCGGACAGGTCCTGTGGGAACGCCTTCCTCAGTGCGAGCATCTCCGCGCACTTCGCGAGCATCAGCGGCCCCATCTTCGACCACATGTCGGAGACCTCGCCGGTGTACTTCGTCTGCACGTACGCATCCCAGAGCGCGACCGCGTACAGCGCTTCACGGAACCCGCGACGATACACACCCACCCGCGCAGCCTTCGGCGGCTCCGGGCTCAACCACACCTGCGTCCACGTCACACCATCAGCCGTGAACTCCGGCGTCGTCTGCCCCTCGTACTGCCCCGTCCGCTCCGCGACCAGCCGAGCACCATCGATGCTGATCTGGATCTGCCACTTCAGCTGACCCTTCGACTTCCGCGCGATCGAGTAGATCTGCCGTGCGATCGGATCCAGACCCGTCCGGGCGCAGTGCTGAAGGAACGCCGCGACCACCGGCCGCTCAGCGAGCGTCTTCGTCCCCGACTGCGCATCCGTGTGCACCAGTCCGGCAGCTTCGACGAGCGCCCGCTCTTCCGGCGTCCACGTGCTCGTGTCGCTGCTCTTCGGCAGCGTTGCGAGAGCCGTCACTTCTTCGTCCCCTTCCCGGCCGTGACCGTCACCCGAGCCGGCGTCGAACCGCCCGGCTGTGTCGTCTTCGTGGTGTGCGTGGCGAGCACCTCAGCCCACTGCGCCTCCGCCAACTCGGCACGCTTCCGCGCACCCTGGACCTTCGCCCACACCTGCGGGGCCGTGAGCTTCGCGGTCTCCTCATCGACCTCCACCACCTCGACCGGCGGCTTCTCCTTCGACGGTGTGAACGTCACCCTCGCGAGCGGCGACTCCTGCGACACGCCCGCCTCGATCAGAGCCGCGTACGCCGACTCCTTCAGCGCACGCCCCTCCTTCTCCGCCGCCAAACCGCGCAGGTAGTTCACGGCGTGCGTGTCCACCACCTCATCGATCACCGGCGCCCCGTTCTCACGCTGCGCATCCAGTTCCGCGAGGAACCCGTCAGCGAGCTCCACGAGCCCCGCGATGACCTGCTCGTCCCGATCGACCCAGTCCGCGGATCGCGGGCCCGGTGCGAAGCCGCCGGCGACGCTGATGCGCTCCTCGACGACCAGCAGGCACCGGACCGCGCCGGTCACGTGCATGACCCACTGCACCTGCAGCAGGTACCCCTTCTCGTAGAGCTCCGGGGAACCGATCGGGAGCGCGTGGCCGCAGGTCTTGATCTCGGAGACGAGTAGCTCCTCGTCGAAACCCACGCCGATCCCGTCCGGGGATGCGAGGTGACGCGAGTCGGTCTGGTGGTGGAATACGCGCGACTCCGGCTCGATCCCCACCCCCCGCAGATCCGCGGCGATCACGACCTCACGGTCCTTGCCCCACTTCGTGAACGCGTTGCCGGTGAAGTCGTCGACCTTCCGGCCGAGCTTCAGATCGATAAGGTCCTGCGCGCGCAGCTTCCCGAGCGCGAGATCACGAACCTCCGTCGCGGTGATCCCGGCGCGCCGCTCCGCGAGCCACCGGTCACGGTCCTGGTCGGACGCTCCCGCGCGGGCTTCGAGATCAGCGAGAGCGGACGCGACAACGGCGCTCATTCGTCGTCCTCGGGGAAGTCGAGCGCCTCGTTGCCGGTGCGCACCTTGTACGCGCTGTCCAGCAGCTCACGCGCGGTGTCCTCACCGGCACCCGAAACCACTTCGACGCGCGCGATGCGCAGGATCGGGTACGCGTCCTTGTCGTCCGGCAGGACACGCTTCGCGCGGCGGAACACCACCACCGCGACCACATCGTCAACGACGTCCTCCATCAGCACGTCGTGCATGGCTTCGAGGCCGTTGTACTCCTCAGCGGGAACCTGTCCCGAAAGCTGAATCCCCATCACTTGCTTCCCTTCGTGAAAGCCGGCGGCATGTGTTCCGCAGGCAGGTCAATCACCGGTGTCCCGGCGAGAATCGATGCGCCGACCGCGATCCACGCCGCGTCGGCCTCGTCGTCACGTGCGCCCAGGTCCAGTCCGAGCAACTTCCGTGCGGCAGCGAGAACCTCGGGTTTCCCCGTCTCGCGGCCGCCGTTCCCCGTCGCGAGCTTCTTCACCGTCGACGGAGCGAGCTCGTACGCGATCTGGCAGTCGTAGTGGCGTGCGAGCGTCTCGCGAAGGCGATGCCACGCGTAGTGCAGACGCGCCTCCGCTCGCCCCGAACCGCGGAACGTTGATTCCATGGCGATAACGTCGTCACCGTCAGGGTTGATGACCGCCAGGACCTCACCGTTCAGCTGCAGCATCCGCTCGTAGAAGTTGCTGTCGCTCTCCGCGCGCGGCGCCTTCGACTTCACAGTGACCGTCGTCCACCCGTTCGATGCGTAGATCGCGATCCCGGTCGAACTGGTCGAGAAGTCGATCCCGATGATGCGACCAGTCACGACTGCTCACCACCCTCGACGGGACGGATCTCGCCCTTCAGGATGCGCTGATACTTCTCCGCTTCCTCCGGAGTGCTGACCCGGACGACAGCTTCACCACGACGCGAATGCACGATCAGATCAGTCATGACCAGATCACCGCCCATCCGAGGACAGCCAGCACGAGCACACCCACGCCGGTCACCGACGCCACCAGGCGCAGCACACGGTCAGCAGCCGGCACACGCACCAGCGCCACTACAGGACCGCTCACGGCACGACGAGCAGGGAACGGATCGAACGGCGCCGGGACAGCCTCAGTCGGCGTCACAGTCTCCACGCGGGCGCTCATGACGCCCCGCCCTTCAAGCGCGCCAGGGCAGACTTCAGCCGGCCGATGATCCTTTCCAGCTCGACCACCCGAGCGACGTTCGAATCCGCCAGCACCGACCGCTGCGCACGCACGATCGACGGGTGCATCGCCCCACCAACAGCCGCACGATCAGCGACGACAGACTGGGTACGCCGCGCGTACTCCCGTTCCGCCTGCTCCAGCTGCGCACGCCACGCCGGCGCCTTCCGAGCGTTACGCTCACGCCACGCCGCCTCCTGACGGTCGTGCCGCGCCTGACGAGCATCGAGCTCACGCTGCATTCTCGCCTTCGCGAGCTCGTAGTGCTTCGCACACAGGTTCAGAGCCTTCACGGCAGCACCGCAGATGTGACCATTCATGTCCGTGCCGATCCAGTGCCGGCAGATCCCCGCGGTCACGATTGCACCGCCGCGATGAGTTCGGAGTGCCATCCATCGAAGGCGCTCTTGGCTTCATCCCACGACCATCCGAGCGTTTGCACGGCGTGGAGCACGAAGAATGCGCGCACCGTACGAGTGCTCGGGATAAGAGGCGTCGCGTCCTTCACCGCCGCACCGAAGTCCAGACCACGCTCACGCGCATCCAGATCCGCCTTCACGATCGCCCGCAAGAACTCCACACCCAGCCGGCGAGCCGACAACAGCGCATGCACCTCCACCGGGAACACCTGCCGCAGCTTCTCCCGATTCACCGCGTCACCCGCGTCGATCAACCGCATCAGCTGGTTGAAGAAGAACCCACCATCCAGGCCATAGTTCGTGTCCCCGAGGAACGCGAGCACATGCCGCGCCACCTCGAGAGTGATCACCGGGCGAGCCTCCACCGCCACACCAGACATCAGTCCTGTCCTTCCCTCATCGCTTCCACCCGCACCCGTTCAGCACGGTCAAGTTCCTGATCCACCCGCGCGCAATACGCGTTCGTCGCGTCATCCCCGAACCACGCCGCACGGTCGAACGCACCACCCACCCACAGGCCCAGACCCATCAGCACCACCGCGACGATCGACAGCCCGCAGAACGACAGATCCACCGCATCCACACCCAGCAGCACGAAGCCGGCAACGACCAGCACCACGGCGATCACGACCGCGCCTCCGGGTCAGTGACGTGCTCCGCGAGCCACGCATCCAGATCCGCGGGGTAGAACACGTTCTTCTTGCCCTGCTTGAACGCCTTCGGCCCCCGTCGAGGAGAACCCTCAGGGCGACGCGCATCCAGAGAGACGAACGTGTACAGCGTCGACGTGGAGACACCGATGTACTCCGCAGCTCGCGCCGTAGTCAGCACCGGGCCACGACGCTCGACGATCACCTCTGTGGTCATGACGCCACCGCATCCGTGAAGTCCAGCGCCGCCGACGCGAGGAGCGTGTCAATGCTGATGCCAAGGAAGGTGAGGATCTTCTCGAGCTCGACGGCGTCGAGCGCGGTCTTGCCGTTCAGACGGTCGTAGATGGCATTGCGGCCAAGGCCGAGGATGGGAATCAGATCCATCCCGCTCTTGCCGCGGCGAGCGAGTTCAGCGCGAACAGCACGACTGACCCTGCTACTCAATCCGGTAGTTGCTCCTGTCATGGCGGAAACACTACCTATTTGGGTAGCGTTCAGCAACCCATTCCGGGAGAAAGTTGTTACTTCCTACCCCAAATCGGTACTCTCTCCTCCATGGGACAAAAACCGAAGGGCCCGGCGCTCTCTTTTGCACGGCGCGTCAACGAGATCATCGACGCACGGCGCCAGGAACTCGGCATCACGAAGGCGGCGCTCATCACAGCGAGCGGAATCCCTGCCAACACGTTCCACACGCGCATGCGAGGAGATCGTCCGTTCGATCTGAATGACATCGAGATGCTGGCCACCGCCCTCAGATGCGATGCAGAACTCATCCTCCGCGAGGCAGCCGTCGGCACACTCATTGAGCAGGACATCGCACCCGTGACTCAACTGGAACCGCGGCGTCGTGTCGGACGTACCCGCGAGGATGTTCCCGCTGCCGCACGTCCACGAGACGCCGACAGCGGAGAGGACTCCGATGCACCCTGAAGCAACGCTGCTCGAAGTGCTGGAAGATCTCGGCGTCAGCATCGAGTGCGCTCCCCTGAAGCGCGACCGGGACGGCGAATACATCCACCAGCGCCGGCTCATTCGCCTACGCCCTGGGATGACCGAACGACTGCACCTATCAGTCCTCGCTCACGAGTGCGCACACGCGGTCTTCGGAGACGAGCCAAGCATGTTCGGGCCTGTCAACGCCAAGCAGGAACGCCGCGCGGACGAATGGGCGGCTCTCCGCCTCATCGACCTTGACGCGTACCGGCGAGCGGAGTTCATCTACAACGGTCACCCCGGCGCTGTCGCGCATGAGCTCGGAGTCGTGCGCAGCATCGTCGAGGCATACCAACGTGTCCTCCTACGCATCGGCGACACCGTCTACGTGAAGCCTCGCGAAGGCGCCGGACAGTGGGACCACCGAGAACAGGTCGCCTAATGGCACGCCCACCCCTCGACCTCGAGACCTGGGGCAAGATCCGCCGTACGACAGTGGGCGGCAAGCCGACAGCGGTCGCGTACTTCCGTGACTCCGATGGTGTCACGCGGAAGATGCAGCGGCAGGGGACAACACCGGCCGAGGCAGAGCGTAACCTGAAGCGCGCGATCCGCGATCGACTGGCCCCCGCAGGCGAAGACCTCACTGGCGACTCCACGATCAAGCAGGCCGCGCAGAAGTGGCTCGACGAACCCGAGACGCAGACCCTCGCGATCGGATCTCTCCGGCGATACAAGGCCGTGATCGACACCATCGTCGCCGACGGCTTCGGCGGCGTTCGTCTGAGCGAGGCGACAGTCCCCCGCGTTGACCGGTTCCTCAAAGCCGTCACCGCGAACCACGGACCCGGCACAGCGAAGACCGCGCGCACCGTCCTGCAGCACACATTCGCGATCGCCGTCCGCCACGGAGCGATCAGATCGAACCCCGTACGCGACGCAGGCCGCATTGTCCAGACGAAACGAGCTATCGTCGCGCCCGACGTCACGGCCGTACGCGAAATGCAGGCGCTCATGCGCGCATACGATGCGACACCGGACAAGCGCGGAGCGAAGAGAGCAGCGGACCTTGGAGACATCTTCTCGCTCTATACAGCCACCGGAGCCCGCACCGCTGAGGTGCTCGCGCTGCGCTGGGCCGACGTCGACCTCGACAGCACTCCCGCGACCGTGACCATCAGCGGCACGGTCGCGATCGGCGCCGACGGGAAGATCTTCCGCCAAGAGCATCCGAAGACAGAGACCTCACGTCGAGAGCTCAAGCTCCCACAGTTTGCCGTCGACGTGCTACTGCGTCGCCGCATCGAGTCGTACTGCGAGTGGGTGTTCCCCTCGGCGACCGGCACACTGCGCTGGCCACACAACCTGCGCCGCAACTGGCGCGAAGCCCTCGCCGGCACCGCGTACGCCGAGATCAGCCCGCGCGCACTGCGCAAGGCTGTAGCCACCCTGCTGCGCAACGAACTCGGTGTTGAGGCCGCACGCGACCAGCTCGGCCACAAGTCCGAGATGGTCACCCGCAACCACTACATCCAGCCCGCGCATATCGGCCCCGACGCGACTTCAGCGCTGAACGCGTTCGGGAAAACAGCGAGTAAATAG